TGAACGGATAAACGACGCACATGTAAATCGTGGATTTAACGAAATAGGCTATCACTTTATTATTTTAAGAGATGGTTCGTTACAACGAGGAAGAGACGTCAATAAACAAGGTGCTCATGCTCTCAGAAGAAATCAACATTCTATTGGCGTAGCGTTTGTTGGCGGTATTAATTTAACATCAGAGGAAGCAAATAGACTTGGCGGCTACCAAGCTGTTGCTAAAAATTCAAGACATGCTTCTTCTGATAGCTTAACAGACGCACAGTTTAAAACGTTTGACTTGTTTATGGATTCTTTTTTCAAAGCGTTTCCGTACGGACAAGCATTTGGTCATAACGACACAGATCCAAATAACAAAATAGATCCAGGATTTGACGTGGTTGAATACTGCAATAATAAATTTGATGCACATATATTTGTTACACCACATCCTGATCAATCATTGAGTGTAGCAGAACTCCTTGCTGAAGCTATAAGACAAAAGGGAATTGCATAATGGCTGAAGAAAAAGATGATGAATTAATTGGTGATGAGCCAGGTGAAACTTCGCCGGGTACGTTTGACGATCCAGGTGGAGGTTTTCCGCCAAAGAACTACTGGTATCAATCATCTTTGAACAAAGGATGGAGAGGTGCCGACAACAAGCAGCTAGGTTATTTTGGTGCAGATGGCAAAGATCTGAAGATCACGTCTCCAGAATTACCTACCGAAGCTACAAAAAATGATATTAATACTACTCCAGCCGGTCATGTAATAGAATTTAATGACACACCGGGCGGTGAACGTATCTTAATTAAACATAGAACTGGTGCCGGTATTGATATTTTACCGGATGGATCAATTGGTATCAGTGTTGGTAAGAGCCACATTATGACAATCAAAGATGACATGACGATTGTTGTAAGTGGTAATGCTTCTTATGATTTTAAGGGTGACGTTGATTTTAAAGTCGCTGGTGACTTTAACGTATCAGCTTTAAACATGAATGTGAATCTAAAAGGCAACCTCAAAGAAACTATTAAAGGAAACCATAGAGAAACTGTTACGAAGAACAAAGGAACAGTTGTTCTAGAGAATAAGTCTGAAACTATAATTGGTGCTAATTCAATTACAACTCTTGGTAACAACACAAATATTACAAAAGGTGAATTAAAACTTGTCGGCGAAGGTATAGTTTCATTACATAGTGGAAACAAACTATATATGACTGGCCAGACTTCAGCAGATATATCTTCACCTAAAGCAAATATTGCAGCTGACACTTTATTACTTATGGGTTCAACCGGAACTATAGGTGGTGAAGGTGTAGTGATGTACGGTAAGGGTGCTACGTTTGGTGAAGGTGTATCAGCACCAACATTTACAGGTGATCTAAAAGGCACAGCTCAAGTTGCAGCTACGTCTCTGCATCAATCATATTCTGATGGATCTGGTCCGGGTTACGGACCAAGTACTGGTTCACAAGGATCAATTACTGATACCGCAACTCCTACAACTGTTTTACCAACGTCAACTCTTCTGGACCATTACTTGAATGAAGGCGGTAAAGGTGTTATGAATGTTTCAATAGATGAAACAGAACTGAAAAATGCATTTAATAAATTAAAAGAAACTGGTGGGTTGTCTGACACAGAAATGACAACAAATGAAGTTAGATCTAAATTTAGAGATCAAAACAATCGAGCAAACGAAGAGTTCGTATCTCATGCAGTGGCTACTGGAAAACTAAACTCAGAATATGCAAACGCCGCAGCACCTAGTGTTGGTCGTATAGCTGGTAAAACTGGTACACAGTTTAGAGGTCAAACTAAGATTGGAAACAGAGGATCAAATAATTTTTCAGATTTTACTCCAACAAGTATTTCTACAACAAAGAAATTTTTACCTAACTTAAGCACTATCATTTCAAACACTGATAATATAACAAGCGCAACTAAATTAGTTGAAGGTATAACTGTAGCTACTTTCTTGTCTGGCAGTGGCGAAGTAGCAAATTTTAATACGACAAAGAAAGAAGATCGAGCTAAGATTGCTCGTAATTTACAAGCAAATGCTTATATTATGAAATGGATAAACAACAACAGAACCACAGGCACATTTTCTGATTATACATTAAAGGTTGTTGAAGGATATTACGAACCAGCTCTAACAGAAAGCTTAGAAAGTGATGATATAAAAGACTTAGCGACAAAAGGAAGAGCTGTTGTATATGAGTTAATTCATAACAATAGCGGTTTGGTAGACGATAGAAAAACATTTGAACTCGCTATCTACTTAAAAGATCTTGTTCAATATGACAAGATGATTCTTGATTATGATAACTATTCTCCTAGTGGATCTATCAATACACAACTAATCATAACTGTTCCAGAAATTAACGAATCGTACTCAGCGACCTTTGATAGGCAAATAGAAACACGATTTAATAACGCCGTGCAAAGTAACAGTGATTTCATTGAAGTTAAAGCTGTCTAAATCATTATAAATAATACGAAAGAATAAGAGAATCTTATGGTCAGTAGAGCATTTTCAGTCGAAGACGGTAACCTTGCAACAAAGGCACTTGTAACGACAAGAAATAAAATTTATAAAGACATCGACCTGACGTTTGCAAATCGGCCGAGTGGTGATGTGTATAAGAAAACTGAAGCTGCGGCAGTAAAACAAGCGATTAAGAATTTAATTCTTACTGACTTCAATGAAAAACCGTTTGCACCTAGATTTGGTGCGGGTGTTCAAGGACTCTTGTTTGAACTTGCTGATGATGAAACTGCTGAAGACATTAATATTAGAATCAGACAAGCAATTGAAAATTATGAACCAAGAGCAACTGTACGTAGTTTAAAAGTTCAAGCATACCTGGATAATAATAATGTTCAAATCACACTTGAATTTCAAGTAAGAAATACAGAGGAAATTGTTGTACTCGAAACGACAATAACAAGGTTAAGATAACATGGCAACAAACATTACATCTACACAACTCGACTTTGACAGTATTAAGAACAAACTAAAAACATTTTTTGCTCAACAGTCGGAGTTTGCAGATTATGATTTCGAAGCAGCTGGTCTTTCTAACTTGCTCGATGTTATGGCATATAATACTCACTTTAATGGATTGGTCGCAAACTTTGCTTTAAATGAATCTTTTCTTACTACCGCACAGTTAAGATCCTCTGTTCTTTCTCATGCAGAATCACTTGGTTATACTCCAAGATCTAAAACATCCGCTACTGCGTTTTTAAATTTACAAATTACAAACACAAATAGTGGTAGGAGTGGTACGGCTACTCTTCCAGCTAACACAAAGTTTACTGCAACAGTTGATGGAATCTCATACACGTTTCAAACACTAGTTCCACATACTGCTACAGACGATGGCAACGGTGTTTATAAATTTCAAACATCTACGGGTTCTTTGAATATTCCTGTTCGTGAAGGCGTGTCTACTACTAAAACATTTTACATAGCTGAATCTTCTGAAAGACAGATACATGTTATTCCTGACGAAAACGCAGACACTTCAACTCTTGATGTAAAAGTTTTTAATAGTGCAAATTCGAGTCTATTTACTCAGTACACCGATATAGACTTTGCAACTGCTGTTACATCGAGTTCAACCTATTGGAATATACACGAAGCTCCAAATGGTTTCTTTGAACTACATTTTGGTGATGGTATAACTACTGGTCTTGCTCCAACTGCTGGTAACAAAGTCGTTGTAACTTATCTTAGTTCAAACGGAGACTTAGCAAATACTGCTACAACTTTCGCTGCACAAAATACTATTGCTATGGATGCTAGTGCATTTACTCTTTCAGTATCTACTGCAGTTGTTGCTACTGGTGGAGCTGCTAAAGAAAATATAGAATCCATTCGTCAAAACGCGCCTATTGCATATGCTGCTCAACAAAGACTTGTTACTGCAAATGATTACGTAGGGTTGATAAAACAAAACTTTTCATCAGTAAAAGATGTATCTGCTTGGGGTGGCGAAGACAATGAGCCGGCTGAATATGGCAAAGCGTTTGTTGCTTTGAGATTTGCTGATGGTGTAGACGCGGCAGCTCAACAAATCGTAAAAGATAATATTGTAAATGACTTGACAAATAACTTATCAATCATGTCAATTGATACTAAGTTTGTAGATCCAACCACAGCCTTTGTTGGTTGTAGCGTAACATTTAATTATAACCCTAACTTATCAACGACACCTGTTAACATAGTTGAATCTCAAGTCATTACTGCCGTACAGAATTTCTTTACAGAAAATTTAAAAGTATTCGGCGGAATATTCAGAAGATCAAGCTTGCTTACAACTATTGATGAGCTAGATGGCGCTGTATTAAACAGTAAAGTAGATGTAACAGTAAGGCAATCGTTTACTCCAGAACTAAGTACTAGTCGTACGTATGACATTTATCTTCCAATGCCAATAGCTAGCCCAGATTCTGCAACTGCAAAAATAACTACAAATACCTTTACATTCAACGGAAAGTTGTGTACAATTCGAAACGAGTTATCTTCAACTAAATTACAAGTTGCTGACATTGATAATATTGTTGAAGTCGATAACATAGGTCAGTACTTTCCAGACACAGGAAGAATCAATTTAGTTGGATTTGCTCCTACTGCTATTTCAGTCGGATCAGATATTTTACTTACAACAGTTCCAGCAAACCAATCAACCGTTAAACCACTAAGAAATTATATCTTAGACTTAGATCCAAATAGA